CAGTCTTACGACCAGGGCAAAATATAGACCTACCCTCGGACAAGACGTCAAATAGAAACACCTGGAAATGGCAAGTGGGACGGTACACCGCGCACCGCCCCACGTTGCCCCCACAGGCGACCACGACGAACCTGTGGGAACTTACCTACATCTAACCTATGAAAGAGGCTATAAACCCCCTTCTAAGGCTTTTATCGGCCATCTACCTTACTCCGTCTTACTTGCCAGGCGCTGTAGGAACGCCTGGACGGCCTGATATTGCGGTAAGAAGGCATAAAGGTTATCCCTGGGTATAAACCAGGTCTCTTCGTTTTCTAGCTTGTAGGTTGGCGTTCTGCCCATTTTTACAGGCATAAAGCCGCCTAAAAATAGGCGCTCTAAAGTGGAACCCTGAACAAGAAAAGCTATGTCGCTCTCGCGATCATTAGGCCGCAAGATTAAGTACGGCACAGAGGAGTACCGCACCTCGATATTATCGCCCACATCGGCCTTGTTTTTGAAGGTATCCAGGCCATTCCAAGGAAGGTTTAGAAGCCTGGCAATAGCTATTTCTGCTCCATAGGCCAATTGCATTTGCTGTTTTCTTTGATGATCTGATTCCCAGGCTTTATACCTGGTGTGCGGCCTGTCGGTGCTTTGTGTTTGTATTGACCATTGGATGAAGGCGTCAGCGGTTTGACGCGCCAACGCCTTATCTTGTTCAGTCAATGTCAGTGGCTTCATCACTTATTTCATAATCTTGTGATAAGGCAGTAAGAAACGATGGCAACACAAGGGCAAAGTTTAGCAAAGTAGCCATCAATAAACCCTCGTCATTTTCTTGCTTTATTCTCTGAAAATTAAAAATGGTTTTATCGACCATCTCGGCAAATTCAGGGCGCAACGTATGATCGCATTTCTGACTTTTCACTATGCGATTTGTTTTCTTTGATTTCTTCATTTCTTCCACGGCTTTCCATCCAAAGAAATCGGTGTGCATTGCTCCTCGTATGGTTTACGTCCGCAAAATAAACCTTCATACGCTTTACCGCTATTACTTGTGCCAGACCTGTAGGTGCGGCAAGCAAAGCTTCCGTGTTTACAATGAGGCTCACCAGTCTCCTCAGCCGTTTGTACGATTGGCGTTGGATCATTTGGCCTTTGTGCGGCTATAAAATCTGCTAGGTCTTGGCTTTCAGTAACCACTGGCTTTAAAGGTGGAACAGAGCGCAGAGTTGGCGTGGAAAGGGTCACGCTCTCTGCGCTTTGTCCATTGCTATCAGCGCCCCACAGATCAAGTGCAACGCCAAAACGCATCGCTGCATTCTTGATTGCATCGCTAATAGCTGTTTTCACCGCATCTGCACCTTTTTGATGCGGCTCGGAAGCTCCGTATCCAATACGCGTTACTCCGCAAATTGTTAACTTAATCCATATACCGTTGTGTTCATCTAGTTGTGGCATTCCATTTTCTGCTAATGCCATAGGTGCCCAATACCAGGTTGGGTCTACTTCAATTAATCTATCAGTAACAACCGCGTGATTGATGTAATTGTATGAGCGACTGCCCATCACTTTCTTTTCAATCTGACTTTCTTTAAATGGAGCGCGTAGTTTTGCCGCTTGCTTATCGTCCATTATTCAATCTCCGTTCTGCGTTTGGTTTCCACGTAGCTATTAAGCCAGGGTAAGGTTGTTAGGCGATGCTCGCGCATTGCCTCTAGGACGATCTCGCGACCTTCAGGTGCAAAACGAGTCGATACATAAGGAGCCTTCGTTTCCACCGACATAAATTCCAAAATCTCACCGCTAAGAGTGCTAAAAATCTTACTGTCTGGCGTCATTGCTAGGGTTTCTGTGAATCTTTTTCTAAAAGAATCACGCACCTTTGGCTCTATTTCAGTTGAGAAGTTGTCCTCTACCCAGTGCAAGAACGCAGTTTCATTATTTATAACGAACGCTACGTCTCGGCTTACAAGGGTGACTTTGGCGACCTCTTGATTGTCGATGACTGCTTTTGTCATATCAGCGCCTACATTAGAAAGCTCATCCTTTGCGAGTTCGCGCAGGGTGTTTGTCGCTTCCGTCACGGCGTCTTTGATGACCGTTAACGCTGCAAGTTCAGCAGCGATTTCTTTAAGATTCATTAACTATTTCTCCGTGATGGATGTTCTCTGCTTGAGTAACGGCCTCTTAAAAAACCGCGTTCATAACCGACGTGGTGACCGTATAGATATCCAATAGTGATTACGCCAAGCCAGCCCAGAAATATGAATAAATCTGTATATTCTCTAATAAAATTAAGCATATATGCCCAATTCTGATTCTAGGGCTGCAATTTCTATATTGTTTTCTTTAATTGCGGTAAGTAAAACCTTAGCCTCAGATTTACTCAAACAATTAAATAAACGTTCATAAAGATATGAATTATGACGCTTAGCTATGTCTAACTGATTTTCTAATAAAAGTACGCTTTTTATCATTTCTGTCCCTTTACCTAGAGGGTTAGGAGCTTCTAGGTATTAACAGGTTAGCGTCAAGTCCAGACAGACAGGGCTTGCGCCACGCCAACCTCAAGGCTTACTTTAGGCTCAAAGCCTAAGCTGCGTAAAAAGGCAGGATTGCCTACCCTGTAATTGACCCCTTTAGGTGCACCCTCATTAACCTCAATCCTGGGCTTGTAGCCCCCACCCCTAGCCTTAATGACCAGGGTCGCCAGTTCCGCAAAGGCCGTGGCCCTACCTGTGGCCAGGTTTGCCGTGATCGATAGGCGGTCCTGAGCCATTGCCAGGCTTATAGCAACGATGTCGCTTATATGAATCCAATCGCGCACGGTCAGGGTCGACCCCCAGATTGTAAAAGGGTCCTCTAGGCGTACGGCTCTGTCGATAAAAGCCCTGAATGGGTAGCTAGGGTCCTGCTCTGCTCCGTATCCACTAAATGGTCTCAAGACCGTGACTGTCAGACCCTCCTGACGTAAATGCTCGCAAAGCATCTCGCCTGTCAGCTTTGCCCAACCGTAAGTCATATCAGGTAAACGAATATCTTTTAAATTGATGTCATTCTCTGTCAGCCTTCGTTTGTAAGCTCCTGTTTGTAGCTCTATCGGATACGCAGCGCTGCTTGAGAAGTACAGAATATGACCTGGAACTGTACGCATTGCCCACGAAGCCATCTCAGCATCAATAGCTAAATCGACGGCCAAAGCCAGTGGATTGCCTTCTATCATTTGGCGACCACCTACAACCGCTGCCAGATGTATCACTAGATCATAGTGCGTGTCGTTTTCTCGAAAGAAGTCCCTGGCATCATTTCCATCTTTTATATCTACCAAAGTTAAAGTGTGGCTTTCTAATGCGCGCACGAAGTGTTGTCCTACAAAGCCTCGATATCCTGTAATTAAGATTTTCATAACAAGGCCAAAACAAGTTCTTTGTAAGTGTCGCTAGCTATAAACGCCTCAAATATTTTTCTGTCGTGTTCGTAATATTCAGGCGCGTTGACCCTTGCGTAATGCTCATCCATCGTTGCTTTGGCAGCCACAGGATGTAGATGCTCGATTACGATGTCGTGCGAGTAATAAAGGCCGTTTATATCCCTACCCAGCTGCAACCAGAAATTGTCCAGGTATAAATGCTTGGCCCCAGGCTGCACCATTCCACGGAGCTTTTCTACTATGCCTCGCGTCATTAAACAGGCCGTGGGCAGGTTGCCTTGTTGCAGTAAATCATTGCCGTACGCGATGCCTTGTTTTGTCCCTGGAATTGTTAGCTTTAATAAGTAATCCCAATACTTAGTGCGTGGCAAATGATCGTCGCCCATAAATCCAAAGTACTGATAGCGGTCGTATTTTTCATCATTCAATAAAATCATTGCTGCCATATTTAAAGGCTGCGCCATTCCACCAGAGGTGTGCAGGTTTGTAATGATGGCTATGTCAGGTATTTGTTCATAATCGCGCATACGCGGATCATCTATATCGCAGACGAAGAATAAATCTGATTGAGCGTCAGTATCTTTCCAAGCTTTAAGAAGCCTTGACGCGTTTTCTGGTCGTCCTCTTGTTGGTACAATGTAAACACTTTTCATTTTGTCCCTCTTTATCGTGTTCTTTTAAATGTTGGAATAACATCTTTCTTAATTCTCTTAAATCTGTCAGCACCTCCTCAGCAAAACCGTTTGAAACTGGACGGCTGTTTTTTTCAGCACGCGCAGCAAATATAGCAGCCACCCCAGATATTGTGGCAGCTGCTATAACGCCTAACTGGATAACAAGATTATCCACGTCCGAGTTCGTCCTTTGGATTTACATAACGCAATAAAGGTGGAAGCACTGCTGCTGCAGCTGCGCTTGTTAAACCCTTAATTGTTACATCCCCAGTGGCTAGATAATAAGCAATGGCAGCGCTAAGTGCTGCGCGGCCCCAAGAAGCCGCCACCTGCTGCGCAGTCTTGATTTGTTTCTTCTGTTTTGCGGTTGTCATCAGTTTTCTCCAAACCTAATGCAGAGATCAATGTAGCTACTTGTGCGGAGTTTAATGCTATCTCAAAGTGCATTTCATCTTTGCGATATCTGTAGTCTCCGCCCCACTTTAATCCATACTTACGACAGAGTCTTCGTATGGTCTTGTCTTGTTCTTTGTTAAAGGTATTAACGGCCCCTAGAGGGTGCTTTGTAGCGTTTAGATCAATGGCCGTGCCACTGGCGTGATTAGAAATGACCGTCTGGGTTCCACGGACTTTGCGATAGCAATAGCCCCAGTCGTCCAACTGACCCTCATCTAAAGGTTCAACTAGGCGATGGAAGTCGGCGGCGAATGCTATAAGTAACGGCGCTACAGGCTCGGCAATACGAAGCTTTAAATCAGTGCCTGGTACGCGCTTGCGGATGATAGCTATCTCCTCAGAATCGGCTGAGGCTGGCCAACCGTTCGCGCTTTTCTCCATACAAGCATATTACTTCCTCAAGAAAGTTCTGTCACACTCTTGAGGAACTATCCCTCAAGAAAGTTCTGTCACACTCTTGAGGAACTATCCCTCAAGATTATGCTAGAAGCAGTTTAGCCTCATCCTCAGTAATACCTAGCCGATCTAGCAAGGCTGCCTTTTGGGCGGCCTTTGCTGCATCCTGCTCAGCCTTCCAAGCATCATATTGAGCAAAGCCTGCCTCAAATTGCGCTTTAGTAATTGGCTCACACTCTAAAAATTGTATGCCTTCATAATCATCACCGCTAATAGCCCAACCACCATTAGGAATTAGCATTTGTAAAACATCTGCGCCTTTATGCATTATGCACCTATTTCTATTAATGTTATTGTGCTTGTTGCTCCGCCTTCTTGAACATAACCTGTGCTTGAAGTGCCAGGAGCATTAAATTGGGTTTTATATGTTGTGGAAGAAGTAGTGTTTGGACTGTCTAAATAATTTGCGGTTACAGAACCGCCAAAAAATAGTAAAAGAGTATTTGTGTATCCATAATGTCCGTTCAAAGTCATTAAATCGGTTGTGCCTCGTAATAACTTTATAAAAGTTCCACTTTGTGCATTTCCTGCCGCATTACGACCAACGCCATTTTGTGAAATTAAAACTAAAACTTTGCTATTTGATGCAGTTGGTGTGATTGATGCGGTTAATGTCGTATCAACAGGTGTGCTAGTTGTGCTAGTTGTAGCAGTTGAAGTTGTAGCGCCAACTACCTGCAACACCTTGCCACCACCAGCAGGGGCAGCCCACTTCAAGCCTGTGGTTTCCGCAGAATCCGCTACAAGTGTGTGGCCATTTGTGCCGACTGCTAAGCGTCCCACAGTATTGTCTGCAGTACCGACTATTAGATCACCCTTTGCGTCTATAAGAGATGCTGATATACCTGCTGCGTCGCCAAAGAATAAAGCGGCTGAATCGCTTACGAAGTAAAGAGTTCCTGCGCTGTATTGCGCCAAAGCTAATGAAGCTGAAGTATTAACAGTGGCAGTTCCTGCCGTTATAGTCGCAGTTCCAGCACCACGGTTCTGAATTATCAGCGTATCGCCAGCATCAAACTGGCCGCTATTTACTGTGCAGGTCACCGATCCTGAAGTATTGAATTCTATGCGCGTACCTT